AACCCTGGCCACTAGTACGAGTTGATACCTCGTAGTTAGCAAACAGGTTGAAGTCTACCCATTCCCGGATCATCGATGATACCTTCTTGTGTAGACTCATCTCCCAACGATCATAGGGCTCACGCTCAGGATCATTGAAAGTTCTGATAGCTACATGAGAAAGCAAGATAACATTCATCTTTTTCTCCAGTAGCAAATCAAACATTTTAAGTATCCGCCTATATAACTCAGCGGATTCTGTGTAACCTTTACCGAAGCCTAATGACTCAATAGACTTAACTGAATGCATGTCGCAGACTTTTTGCTGCACAAGTTTCTCAGCCCAATCAGTGGTATCAAACACCACGGTTTTGTAATCATGTTTCTCTTCATAAAGAGTTTGTAATTGTTTAACAATGTCATCGTATGACTTGCATAGTTTGAAAGAAGATACATCTAAAAAGTTTGTACCCTCTTCTGTCTTAATAAATATAGGCCTAGGTGCATTAGATGCGAAGGTAGTCTTACCTATCCCATCAGTTCCTGCTACATTTATTTTTATTGCTGGCACCTTGATGCCTGTTTCAATGGTATCCAATAGACTCACCTTGCTCTCCTTATATAATGGTTAACGTTTAGATCTTCTTGAGAACCAACATGCTCTTCCCATATGTTTACCAAAGTGCTTGGCAAATACATATCATCTAATTTTTTCATTTTGCTACAGAACTGTTCAAAATCTTCACAGCCTCCAATAACATACTCAGCATCCTCAGTTAAACCGATTAAAAAATCCCCTGTTCTACTCATACTGTCTCCTTTTTAATGCTTTTAGAAGCTTCATTAATTAAATGTCTAGCTGTTGTAACTGAGGGTGCACAATCGATTGCCATTTGTGTAAAAAAAGAAATGCCATGCCATATTACTTCTTGAACATCTAAGTCTTTTGCATTTTCAATTGCATTTATTAGATCATCAAAAAGCTGTTCCCTAATTTCATCTTTTCTACTCATCGCTTACTCCTTTTAATGGATCAATGAATGTGACATAAGGCCTTTCATTAATCTTAGTTGTCAAACCTTTCTCAATGTACTCCCAAGCTTTCGGATCTTCATCCTGAAGTTTCTTGGTTGCACGAGAATCCTCCACATACTGTTTAGTAAATGGAAAGTTTTGTAGTTCTTTTGATAAATCATTTAAGTAGTCTTGGTCCCATGACTTGGTAACCTTGTACTGCACTCTTAAATCTTTGGGTATCAAACCGTTAAGCTGCACCCTTTTGGATCCACCAGAGTTTGATAATAATTTAGTAACCTCAACAACTTCAGGACATTGAGCAATAGCTTCATCCAGTTGTTTTGATTCTTCTCTTAACTCAGCTTGCTTGGCAAGATTTACTTTCTTTGCTTTCAACAGGCCAACGAGTTCTTTAGTTTGATCTTCCATAAGTTTGTCTCCAATAACAAATACAAATACCATCATAATGATTATCAAAACTTTGTCAACAATCTTCTTTACTTTTTGTATCATGTCCCTTATCATTGACTTCGATGCGCTTCGTTCGTCTTCTCCCTAAGAGGTTGACGTCCTCCTTTTTTAGAAGCGCATCACCTTATAAGGAGAGAGATGGAACTAAAAGATTACATAGAAAAACGTGGCGAAGAGAGTCTTGCAAAAGAACTCAAGGTTTCAGTGTCTACGATTAGATCGTGGAGATACAGCACAAGACAACCTTCTGTAAACCAGGCCAAGAAATTAATCAAGATGACCGGGCATGCTCTTGATTGGGAAAGTATTTATGGTGCAGTAGAAGAGAGTTAGTCTTGGAATTACATTTAAATAAAAAAGGAGAAGAGATTCTTGGCAACAAGAGAAAAGAAATGTTGGTTTCTTTTTATGAGAACAACTTTCATTTAATACCTTGTGGATCCAAGACAGATGTCATACCAGATTATTTCAAAACAAGACATCCGTATGAAGATGATGATGTGTTGGTTAAGCGCTGGGCTAAAACACCAAGAGTTAAGTGGGCGAACTATATTGAAAAGCAAGCACACTTAAAAGAAATCAAACAATGGTACTTACAATTTCCAAACTGTAATTGGGCAGCTGTCACAGGAATTAATTTTGTGGTGCTCGATGCAGACACGCAAGAGGCCTGTGACTTTTGTGAATCAGGACAGATCACAAGAACAACACTCAAACAAAAAACACCAAGAGGTGGCTATCATTATTTCTATGCCATCAATCCAGATCTAAAAATAAGAAACACCACAGGCAGACTTGATGTCAGAGGAGAGGGTGGCTATGTCATGGTCTCACCTTCGGACCATTACATGTTTGAAAGCGTGGACGGTGTTGAGCCAAGCGACATGGATGACTTGCCCATACTATCAAGTCAAGACATGAATGTGATCTATGACTTTAATAATGTAGGCAAATCAAACTCAGACTTGAAGACACCGCTATCAATGGATGGTGTTGGCAGTGGCATGAGAAACGATACGCTTGCAAGATTGGTAGGCAAATGGATCCTCGAAGGTTGGGGCATGCGTGAAGTCATCATCAAAGCTTTGGATTGGAATCAAACAAACAACCCACCCATGAGCGTGCAAGAAGTATTGCAAACTGTAAACAGTATTTGCACTGGGCACTTGAAAAGAAACCCAGAGGATGTAGCTGGTATCACAGAGTGGAAGACAAGTCAGTGGCAGATACAACTAACAGATGAACTCAAAGAGATCATGGATCAAGAAGATCCTATCGAACAACAAAAGAAAGAAGAGAGACCTGAAAGAGATCCACTTGGCCTCAAAACATTTGGTGATCCTTTTTGGGATGGCATGGACTCAGATCGCATCGAACAGTTTTGGGGTGATGCATTTGTCTTTGAACAATCAAGAGTCTTGCTCTTGGGTAAACCAAAGATTGGTAAGTCACATTGGTTGGGTGCATTCGCTGCTGCGGCCACAACAGGCACAGAGTTTATGGGCAAACAATTCAATAGACCTTTAAAGGTTATGTGGTTACAGGCAGAGATTATTCATGAGTTCTTAAAGAAAAGAATCGACATGTACTATCAGCCTTTCATTCATGACAGAGAGATCTTAGATCTTGGTAAGTCAAACCTTATAGCTTCTGGAAGATTAAGAAAGAACATCATGAGAGACAAAGACATTGATGAGATAGCCACAAGTATTGACTATCACAAACCTGACATTGTCATGATCGATCCAGTCATTAACTTCTTTAGTGGAGAAGAGAACTCTAACTCAGAGATCCACGAGATGTTATCGCGTGTCGATAAGCTGATAGAACTCTTTGGTGTTGCTGTCATCATTGCTCATCACACTGGTAAAGAACGAGCAGATGATCTGTCATTCATGTCAGCGCGTGGTGGTAGTGCCTTCGCTGGTTGGATGGATTCTGGTATCAAGCTGTCTGGTAAAAAACCTAACATCGATATTTTTTACGAGGCAAGGAACGCAAGAGAACCAGATCAACACTTGGCCTACTTTGATTTTGATCGTGGCTTCTTTAGGGTGGTGGATGCGTCAGACTCACCAGACGAAGTAGAGATAGCAAGGGTGGTAGCAGCTGGTATGGATAGGCGCAAGTTTTATACAAGACAAGAACTAGAACTGCTAGCAAGACAAGCATTAAAAGACAGCGACATGGCTTCAGGAGAGAGAGCCGCAAGGTACGCAGTATCACATGTGCAGAAGTATTTAGCAGAAAGAGTCAAGACTCACAGTGTGCCAGGTAAGAACGCATGGTATTACTTAGCAGATAACGAGATGAAGAAACCTTGGGAGGATGATGGATAACTTAGAGACAATAACAGATCCGATTGAAGAGGTCTTGGAGTTGATGGTCAAACATCAGCTTGCAGTGGTTGCTGATAAGAAGCTCGATCTAGCTCGCTTGATTGGAAGATTGCAAAGACAACTTATAAAAACACAAGAAACAAATAAAGATTATTGTGAGCAAAGAGATTTTTTGCACAACGCACACGAAGATTTAATGGGACAAGTTGAGAGAATCTATGGAGTCTAATCCTTACAAGATACAAGGGCCAGCTTTGATTAGCTTTAGTGGTGGTCGAACATCAGGCTTCATGCTATGGAATATTATCCAAGCCCATGGTGGCACATTGCCTGAAGATATATACGTTACCTTTGCCAACACAGGCAAGGAAGCCCCGGAGACACTCGACTTTGTGCATGA